TCATAATCACCACTCCTCCACATGCAGAAGAAATCAACCTCTTGATCGAGTCGATTAATTCTGCTAGTTAAGTCTTCATCTCTCATCGTAGAGAAGGAAGATCGTTTCCATGCACCCAGCATCACACCCTGTAAGGGCTGTAATACTGAGTACAAATACCCACTACCTTTAGACAGAATCCGAAATTTACCCGGCTCCGGTAACGCGATTATTTCAACGTTCCGGCCAGTCGTCTCAATTTCGGAAATGGCTATATCTTCAAACTTTGAAAACTGTTCCTGTCGCCATTGTGCAAAAGACAGGTTCAGTGAAGGTAGGGCACCCAATTGCGGGTGCTCAATTTCAAAGGAAAAAGGATCGGTGAGCGCCAATGCTCCGCCGGCCCTTCGGGATTTCTCATGACAAGCACTTCCCGTAGGTAGGAACTTCGAAACATCATCCAGCTTTGCAAAAAGTTGGCGACTCGTAGTTCTAAGGTGATATTGAATATCACCCTCAATTGGTGGACGAGGAACTGATAAACGTTCCTTGTGCTTAGCCAGGGCCATCTCCTTCTTTTTATCTGAAAGAGATGTCCATGACTGCTTGCAACCTTTCTGCAGTGAATACAGAAAACTTGCATCGCCGTGCTTGATTGCACGAAACACCAATCTACTTACAAGACCTGAGAACAACGGTCTATAATTATCCTTTGGTTTCGGATAACCAAGACTATTTCCCTGAAAATAGATGTACAGGTATTTGTCAAAATAATACTTGACATAGGATTGTTCCTCCGAGAATTCGTCAGATACCTCGACGATTCTCTGGGCTGTCTTGTGCAATGACAGAACAATCTTTCTCCATCTCATTCCGTTGCGCACTTTAACGAATGAGAGTATGGCTAGGACCACAGACTTAACTATTGCTCTAATCGAGTCTCGCTGATCGCGAGACCCGATGGCGTCGATAGGGATGTCTCCTAGAACATCCGACACCAAACGGGACAGTCCTGCTCCCGAGATACTGGCTTCAACGCAGTATCTGGAAACATTCATGTCAGCAGCCACTGTACTGCCATCAGCGCGCAGTGCAGACCTATCGAACCTAATGTCTCGATGGGCTGACACCCCTCCCCGCGTGGGAGGGAAACA